GGAAGCGTTTATAATCTTCTGCATTCTTCTCGAACGTATAAACGTATGAGGCATCAACCACAAACTCTGTTCGGACCACTTCACCGTCTACCCAAACTTCTAGCTGATAGTCTTTAAAGTATTGATCAAGGTTGCCGCTGCCAGCGCCTAAAAAGCCCTCTGCACCGAACTCCTGCCAGTCTGTGACTGAGGTTTTGCGCCAAGCAAACTTGGCATCACGGCCTGTAAATTCTTGGTCGTTTCCTTGCTCAAATATCTCAAGGCCATGGACGGGCGGAACGGCAATGTGCGTGCCGACATCCTGATCAGATCGGTCGGTTGAATTGGTAACTGTTATCGTGCCATCGGTCCATACACTTGAGCGAATGCCAAGAACAGAAACAGACGCCGCGCGCACGTTATATGCAGCACCGTCAGCCTCAACAATAATCCGCTTTTTGCCATCAGAATCAACAGGCCCAGCGTCTTGCCAGTCCGGCTCGCCAACCACCTGATACTGAATAAATGCATAATCGTAATCTGTATCGCCCGGTGCCGTCACCTCTACCAAGATCGTGCTGTAAATTGTGTCCGGGTTCTTGGGGGTGTTTTCTACCTCAATGACTGCCAGGGCCGCTACAGGGTCCGCTATGAAACTGTCAGCCGTGTGACTTGCAGAAACCCAGTCCGACCGCTTGCCAATTCTGCTTATAGCTCTGACGCGAACGTCATAGGTGCCATCGGTAATGTCGCGTATTGGAAATTCGTTGTCTTGCCAGAAAGCAGCCCCGTTAATCCAATCGGTGTCACCGTCAAGCCGGAACTGGAAATCATAGGCAAGCGCACTAGGTTGATCGTTCCATGACACGGTTAGCTGTGCCTTGACTTCGCCTGCCACCGAAAGATAAGTCTCTTCGGTAAACGTAATGCCGGATGGATCGCTGATGGTCATGCCGCCGGGAATGCTTATGGCGGGCGGCTTATCAAGCGCCAGCGCGTCGCCTTCCTCCCATGCGTAAATAGCCGCCGCGTCTTCTCTAAGCTCAACGGCCACGCCTGATTCAAAGGAGATTTCGACAGACTCAACGCGGAATATTTTAGGCGTCCATCCCAGGCGGGTAACTGTCAGAGATATGCGATCACCTGGCGTCAGGACGATTGCTTTAAACTTGAAGACTGCCTTTAGGCTTATCCCGAATCGGTTGCGCTCAATGTCAATCTTGGCAAGACGGCGCGCCATCGTTCCGCTGTTGGTCCAAGGAAAGCTATAGGAGTTTTCCAGCACTTCCAGATCGTCAGCAACGTAGGCGCTGATATAAAGCTCTTCAAAACCAACGGCTTCAAAGTTTTGATCAGCGTCAATGTAGGTGCCCTTGGCAACATTATGGCGGCTGTTCTTTGGTGGCCCCACCTGGAAGGGCAGCCCTCCAACTAGGTCTGATTCGTCAAGGCTCAAAACCGGAGCTTCGTATATGCCGGGAGAAACAATCCAAGTGCCCGAAGCTACGTCAAAGTAGGGGGTGGATGCGCCTGCTGATGCGATAGATTTGAGTATCTCAAGGGGCACAGCCTGTAGTTTGAAGGTTCCGTTTACGGTATAGCGCTTCTCAGTGGTGCCTACGCCTGATGCTACCAGATCATCAGCGGCATCGGCTGCATCGCCAAAGCTATCCAAGTCAATAGAAGAGTCGCTTTCGTCAAACATGCGATCCCAGCGCAGAACGTCCAGCATAGCCAGCGCCTGGTTGTCTGAATAGCCGGATGTCGATGTCCTAGGGTCAAGCAGATCGTTCTTACCTTTGACGTCAAAAGTAAAGCTAGGAATCCCGGAGTCTCCAAACGTCTCTTTGTCGAAAATCAGGTTTATCCACACATAAGTCTGAAACTTTAGCTTGTGGTCAGCCGTCCAGTTTGGCGGTGTAAATGTTCCGTCATAGCTGTTGTCTGTATAGTCCACGTCGACGCTGGGAATAAAAGCCGTAGCCCGCGCGCCGTGCACCGACCAGGCTAATATGTTGTCACCGAACGGGTTCCCCGAGGTCATGTCCATGAAGCCGTCGACGCCCGCCCCGTTGCTTGTGGCCACTTCCTCACCGTCAGCGTAGACCGCTTCAATCTCTTCTACTTCATGGCCAGCCAGGACAAAGCACATCCACAACAAGACGTTGTCCTTGCCTTGATCCTCAATATAAACAATCTGCCCGCCAGTCCTTGCCCTGCCGTAGATGACCGTTTTCGGCTCTGTTGCGGACCTGACCGTGCGCTGTCTGTCTTGGAATGTTTGTTCTGGTATTAGCCCTGCTATGTAGTCCCTGAACTTGTCCTTTACATAAGAGAATGTACCAAGCGTCATGATGTCTAAGGTTGCATTGAACGCGTCCTCAAGAGCGCCCAAGGGATCGGTAAAGAAACCGCCTATAGCTTCAAAGGTATCCTCAAAAGCCCCGCCAATATCGTCTACTCTATCGCTAAGCCAGCCCATTATTGAAAATACTCCCCTTTAGGCCAAATAATCTTTTTATCCGAAACTTGACCAACAAATTCAAAGCCCTTATCGCCCGTGTGCAATGCCTGCTGATCCGAATTCATGTTTCGCTCAACCCTTGGTCTTGCCCAGTCAGCAAGCCGATCACGCGCCGTTACAACGATAGAGCTATTCTTGCCGTATTTGAAATTTACGTTGTCAGTCTTGCCGACAAAATAGTTCATTGCAGTGTCGTCAATCACGCCGCCGTCTTCGTCAAACATGGCCACCTTCACCACTACAGCGCGGTTGATGTAATTGCTGTTGCCTACGGCTTCAAGGGAGGCGTCTGATATACCTGCCAAGGTAATTTTCAGCTCGTTGGGGTCAAGGTCGCTGTTTTCTTTAGCGCTGGTGATGTTGCCTAAGTTGGCCGCGCCAATATACTCTACGCCGTCCACGGTTATGGCACCATAAGCGCTTGAGAATCTAAGCACAGTGTCGAACTGAATCTCAACAAGGAACAGCGGCCTGAATATTGATGACTCCAGCGCTGTAACAATGCCAGCAGGTATGTCTCTCATATATCAAGAGCCTCGAAAGCGTCCATGGTGACTGCGTAAATGTGCGGGCCTGATGCTTGCCATGATGCTTGGTCGTCGCCTTTCAGCTGCATGATAGACCTCGGCTCAGTATAGCGTATCGACTGGCCTAATGTAGCGGCGATACGAAGTGGGGGCGCAAACTCTAATGTCGCCTCGCCCGAAGCGTTCGACGACACATCAGCCGTGATCTTTTTAAGCTCACCGTTGATCTCGAAATAGTCCCCGGAGACAAACAGATCCGTTACGCTGGCATCCCATCCCGATGTCTCCAGAGTGATTGCGTTTACTGACTGACTCACCTCAACCACAGGCGTTCCAGCAGGAGAGCCCAAGGGTGTCCAATGTACGGGCGTCAGGTAGAACCGTCCCGCCGTGCCCTGTAAGCCAGCGAGAAAGCCCTGAAGCGCTCTAGCCTCTCGACCCGTTCTGTTAGTAAAGGTTAGCGAAGCGCTCCACCTTGCGCCCGGCAGGACGGCTGTTTGCGTTGCGCCGTTTAGATCACTGGTAAAGCCCTGAGTGTTGGACACGATAGTCCATGATTCAGAGTCTGCCGTGATGCTTGGGAAGTCTTTGATCGCCATCTATCCTCTCCTACCGACAGCGCGACTCATGGCCCCGCCTTGGTTGATTGCTTCAAGAACGGCCTGCTTAGCCTGGGCTTTGATGAATGGTGCGGCTGCCAGTATTTGACGCTGTGCATCACCGCCGCCACCGCCAAGCTGAAACACCTGAGTGACGTTAGTGGCCCCGCCGTTGTTGTTGACACTTGACGGAGTAACTACACCTGATCCGCCCATGGTGACGATCTCCGGGCCATTCTCGCCGACCATGTACGAATTGCCGCCTGTAACTGAACCGCCCATTGCGCGGGCTCCTGATGCGTTGGCGACTAGGCCGGTTACGGTTTGTGCCGCAATTATCGCTACGTTTGCAGCGCCAAGCCCTTCGATCACGCCAGCATATGGCAGGCCAGCAACAGGACCAAGGCCAATAGGCGGAGGCGCTAGGGCTGCCGCTGCGGCCATCTGTGTGTTAACCACTGATGACGCTATGGCAAAGCCCTGCTGAACAAGGAACGCTGCCTGGTATGCCGCCGATTGTTTGCCTGCCATTTCGCCGATCACGCCAGCTAAGTTACTCGCAACGCTTGATGCTGATGAGAGAATTGCGGCATCTATGTTTTTGCGCGCCTCAGAATAACTTGCCTGCTGCGCAATCATGCCCGTATTGCCATTGCTGGCAATAGCGATCATCCGGTCAGTATGCTGCCTGAACGACTCTTCCCTTAGCGCCTCTTTCTCACCCGCGCTAATGTTGAACGTGTCGATCATGTCCAACTGGTCAGCGTAGCGGGTGAACTCTGCTTGCGCGGGGTTGAGTGCACTGATGACAGAGGCGTAGTCTTTAGCCATTTGATCAGCGGCATCGGCAGCGGCCTTGGTTGAAGCTGTTA